GCTGACATTAGCCTCTCCTTGAATTATGAAAGGCTATTGCCTATTTATTCCCTTTCGGTTGTGTATCTATTCTAATAGCATCCTGTAGTTCAAGAAGCTCCATCATATCATACACATCTTCTAAGCCGTATACAGTTTGTAATTCGTGCAGCGTAGCCAGCTTTGTTTCACTTGTCAGTATTCTAAATATTTCACTTGGTTGTTTAAACTCGGCATCTATTTGCTTAGACAAGTGAGAGGAAAGTTTAGCACCTCCCTCATCTTCCGTTACGCGCCTACGGAATCTGGCTGAATAAAAACATCTAAGAAATTGAGCTTAATAATTGCAAACAATAGTTTATACAATGTACCTAAGTTACCCGTGAACTCATTGTCAAAGTTAATACTCATAGTCCCTTTAGTAGCACCATAAGCAATTAAGTTTTTAGCTAGGTCAACAATATTAACTTTCTCAACATCTTCAATCAGCGTATCAACAATCTTTTTCATCACTTCGCCTTCTAATTTAGCGATAGCATCAGGCGTCTTAGCACTACCATCATTCCCATCAAAGAATGCTACTAGGCTACGCCCAATAAGCTTCATTATTTGAGGCTGGAGCGATAATGCTCTTGTAGCTACAATGGTATTGATTGTATATTCAACGCCATTAATCTCTTGTCTTTCTTGCTTAATCATAATTCCCTCTCTGTTATTCTAAACGATTAAATCGGTTACACCGCCAACTGCTGTAGGGTTAACACGAAATGTCCAAACTCTATTCACTAAATCTTCTTGTTGCTCTAAATCCGAAGCTGTCTCTATATAACCAATGCTTCGTAAATGAACAACACCGCCACTACCTAAAATCAATATATCAACAAAACTATCTACAGCATTTTCACTTGCATTAGATAGCTGTTGTAAATAAACATTCGTAATAGATGTTTGTAATAATGTCACTGTTACAGTGAATGGCTTGCGCCTTGTTCTTATTCTTGTAGAGTAGGCTTCACTAATTCCATTAATGGTTTTAGAAATAGCGTCTCCACGTTTTGTATTTATACTAACAACACCTTGACAAGTATGCCCTGCAATTGTTATTGAGTTTTGGGATGGGTCGTATACGGTGAGACTCATATCAACCCTCCAATAATTCCTGTCACACCTTCTGCTATAGCACCAATACCTGCTAGTTCGGCTAGAATATCATTCTCTCCATTACCAGCGATTGAGTTGGTAGCGTTAAGACATTTGATTGTCCATACACGGCTTTCCATTCCTGCGCTGTAAACTACATCAGGTTCAGTATCTAGCCAGACATCTCTCGCAAAAAATACACTATTCCCCGACCCATCTTTAATAATAAATGGTAGTTTAGAAATGACGTTGCTGACAGTCGTTTTAACTCCTGATAAGCTGCTTAGGCCACTAAATGGGCTTGTACTATCTAACTTAGTCAGTGACTTCATCATTAGCTTTTGCAAGCTGTGGAGGAATTGGTTTGAGTCGCTAGTTTGAGCAAGTGTTAGTGTTACTGTGTATGTTGAGAAGCGTTGCATAGATAAGGCCACTTTGCCGTCCATGCTTCTCTGGTGAGAGAATAGTGGTGTCTCACGCTTAATACTGATAAAGCTTCCATCGGTGAAGCCTGTAATATGCTTCAATCCATAAATGACGCTTACGTCACTTGGGCTGTATGTAGATACTGTCAATTAGCCTCTCCTTATTAGTTGAGGCTAATCGCCCACTTTAATCTGTTATTTCTACTGTATAGTTTAGTAGGGCTTTGTATGCACGAGGGTCTATGACATCTTTATAGTCATTAGCCAAATTCTTAACGTAAGTTTCTTTAGCTTTCTTATATGCTTGGAAAGCTTCAATCTCAGTATTAAATCTTCCAAGATTAGGGGTTATGCCAACCCCAACACCACATTTAGCCATAAACTTGTTACGGTTCTTATCAAAAGTTACACCTATTAAGCAGTCGCCTCTACATGAGTTTTTAGTTATAAGGGTTTGGTTTATTATTTTAGGCAAGAATACACAGGTATCCTCGCTGTAAAGTTTGTTGCCTTTAACCAACAAATCTTTATCAAGATGCCAATAAGCCCCTCTACTATCTGTGTTTCCAAACCCAACTTGCTCGTTACACCATTCGTAAAAGAAAGTGTAACTTTTAAAGTTTTCGGAGCAGGTAACACCTGTGTAAGAGGAACTTCTAAGCCACATCTTTTCATTGCACCTGCGGAGCATATCGCTCCACAGTTGATACTCTTTTACTGTCTTACCGTTGAATTGGACAAGGTATTTATCCCCCTTAATCCCAACGCCTCGCACTAACTTAGTGTTGTCACTCATAATCAACCTCAACATAAAACCCGTATTGTACTACGGGCTTACGTCTTAGTCAACTACTTTATGCTCTCCAATCTGCACTAACTGTTCCACCAATAGCTTCTAAAGATGAAACATCTTCTGCGCTAACGGGGGCATTACCACCGATAAAGCTATCCATGTTTGCTGTTTGTAGAATCCACTCTCTTGTGTTCATACCAGAGCCAAACTGAGAGCTAGGTGTCTTACTTACCCATGCTTCTTGAGCATGATATACAGACCTGCCTGACCCATCTTTGACAATAACACTAAAGAGCTGTGAGCTATTCCGAGCATTTGCATCATTACGTTGCAGTTGGTCAAGAATATCGTTCGAGACAGATGTTTGCGCTAGATTAACAGTGATTTTAGCTGTTTTATCTGCTTTGTATATGCGCGATGCTTGGTTGTCAATGCCGACATATAAATCGTAATTATCAGAGCCACGCTCTACCATAATGTTACTATCTTCGGCAAAACCACCAATGACGTGGGTAAACCCTGATTGACTAATAACAATTGTCACGTCCACAGGAGATAAAGTTGCTGTTCTTGAAGTTCCCATTATTTATCTCCCTAAGCGTATACAACGCCGCTAATTGTTGTAGCACGAATAGCACCAGCTAGACGAGCCGTAAATGTCACATCAGGTAATGTACGGGTAGCACGTTGAGCAGAACTCAAGTTCAATACATTGGGTACAGTTACAACTGGCGCAGGGTCATCTGCCAAACCACCTACTTGAATACCTTCTGCCATAACTGACCTCATTGCGCCCTCAATAGCTGCTGCACCAGCAGACGTATAGCCAATCTTACGAGTGTTAACTAACAAAGCATACACACTTTCTTGGATACGGGATTTCAACCAATCAACAAACACACTCTCATCAATCCAACCACCATCAGCACACTTGCCACCAATCACCACATCAACGCTACCCACATTCTCGTAAGTAGCACCATTCTTATCGTGAATGTAACTAATCTCGTCAGGTGTTAATGTATCAACTGTTAAGCCAACAATAGTTTTCTGTTCCCAAATGTTGCTGCCAGCTTGTTCAGGTGCAAAGCGACCAACCAAACCACATTCAGCGAATGAAGTAGCCATGCCACTGTAGATATAAGCTGTATGTGTATAACTCAAAGCTTTAACTAAGCTGAAAATGTCAGTAGTAGCAGAGGTTTTAATATCACTAGCTGCACTAGAGAACACATAGAACTTAGGTGATGTAGCTTTGATACCTTCAATATAAGCTGCAACAGCTAATACAGTAGCATCAACGTGTGTGTCAATAGACAACATATACCATTGGTCTTTAATAGCACGAACAGCAGGGATAGTTGCACTCACCCAATCTTCTACAGAGGCGGCATTGACAGCAACTAGGTTAGCTGTATAATTTGCAATACTAGAGGCATCACCAGAGGGTGTTAAAATTAAAGTAGTTGTGCCTGTTGCCACAATACCACTAGCACCAGTTGTGGGGATAGATGCTGTTGTTAAGGCTGCTTTTAAACCTGTTACAATTTCTGCTGCTGTAGCTGTGCCATCAGATGTAAAAGTGATTAATGTACCATTAGCCTTGAAGCTATAGACTGTTGTATCTGCAACTGTAGGTGTAATTGTTACACTAGGCACTAAACGACGACCAACAATAATCTTGCTTGGTGCAACTGTTTGACCAAAGTATAATGTAGCTGCTTTATATACAGCCGAAGTAGTAGCGAATCCTGCTGATAAAATGTCAGCTAATGAGGTGTATTCTTTAGCGCGTTCAGCGAAAATTGTGTGTTCTGCAATGAAGCAAGGGATTGAAAAAGAAGCTCGTTGAATTGTACGAGTTTCCCGTGTAATGCTAACATCGACGATGTTATTTAATGTTGTCATGCTGACTCCTTGTTATGGTATAGCAACATCTATGACAATCTCACCCGATGTTGTGTTGGCTTCTGTTAGAGTTCCCTCTATGTTTGTTTCATCAATAGTGTCATCAACCATTGTTATTGTGTGCGAGTATCCAAAGGTAATATCAATCCCTGTTATAGAAAAGATATTGTTATCTCTCATCATTGGTACTTGAACTAACTTACCAATTTTGATAACACTTAACCCGTTATCAGCAAATTTAAGACGAGTGTTTGCAAACCTCATCAGCCCTTCAAATGTTTTAGCAATGTTTGGTGCGTTTGTATCACTACCACCACTTTGTTTGTTCTTCCCTATAAAGGCAAAACGTACAGTTGTTTGGTAGGGGATAGACAGGGTTTGAACTCTTGTAGTTGCATTCACCCATAAAGACTCTGTAGCTGAACTGATAGCGTCATCTGTTAATACAGTGAGTTCGCAGTAAGAGGTTTGAGGCTCTACACCATTGTTGTTTGACCAATAAGGTGTGACACCCAAACTTAAAGATTCAAAAGCTAGTACAAGGCTATCTTCAACAGAGGTGTAAGACGAATTACTTATTGTAGTCATCCATTCACCTCATCTCTAATAGCTATCACCATTGTATGATTTAGAACCCCCATCTCATAAGTGTACGGTTCAGACACTTCATACCACTCACTGTGCCACAGGATTTTGTCGCCACTTTGTAGGGCTGTTCCTTCTTGTGTCATTCTTAGTGTTGTGGTCGTGAACACCTTAATAGCTTTCTTGCTTTTATTGCCTTCTGCTGTTGTATCACTGATATTCTTAACAGTGTGTGGTTGAATGTTGGCTGTAATTGTAAATGTTGTTTCAGTGCCATCTACCCATCTACCGTGTAAGTAACTTCCTTGTCCATACCGCTTAACTGTCGCTGTTGTGCTTCCTACAGAGAGGAACATTGGTGTTAGCATTATGCCCTCCCTTTACCTGACGCACCTGTAGCTTTTCTAACTTTTCTAACTGCTTGGCTTGATAAATCTAATGTACCGTCACCATAGGTTTCTAACCGTTCAACAGTTCCGCCACCTACGTTGCCAATCTTCTCTTTGTTCTTGCCATAAGCTTTACGGCTATAAATCATCCATTGAATTTTGTTTCTTAGTTGACCTGTTTCTTGTAATATCTTATCATGCCCTTTAGCTGCTATTGTTGCAGGTGCTAACGGTGTAAAGTTACCATCGTCAATTGATTTCTGTACAACACGACACATAAATTTAGCTAGAGTTGATAAACGATGTTGGAAAGCATTTTGAATTGAATCTTTGCTTCTGCCTGTAGCTGCTAGGCCATATACAAACGGTGCAAAGTTCTTACAAACTTGTGCGGCTATTGGGAACGTATCTGTAAAGAAAGGGCGACGAGGATAATTACCTTGTCCCATGCCTAATCTGTATTCGTGCCATAAAGCTAATACAGCTACGGGGAGTCCATTTCTACTGTCTTTGCCTCCTCTACCGCTTCCATCATACTTGCTATCGAAGTAACCCCATCTGACACTCTTAGCTGCGACATCTTGAAACCTTTTCTCTAATAGGTCTAAGGCTTTCAAGTCAGTCTTAATCATGTTCTCGTATTTTGAACCACGTTTCATTTAACACCTCACAGGGTTTGAGAATCGGTGGCAACGAATACGGTTTTGTTTAAGTAAGAGGGAGTACCATCTGTGCAGCCCATATAGAATGGTTTATCTACTGCATCTGTATCAGAGGCTCTAGTATCCATATCAGAACGCGATATACCACCAGCAAAAGGTACTGCTGTGATAGAGTCTATTGATGGGTTTGTTATTGCTAACTTAACTGCGGCTAGGTAGTTTTGGAAATATTCGTTGCCCCACACTTCGACCTGACCCGCTTTCTCATGCGTGTAACGCGATAAAGCGAACAACAATACAGCGAATAAATCTCTAGTTGCTCTGCGCTCATTGTTTTCGTTTTTTGTGTAGTAGTATGTGTATGTAGCATCATCAAGTATTTCTACTGAGTGAATATCCCCCACGTTCAACCTAAGACGGTCTGTTATTGATGTTGCTGGACTATTCGTGTAAGCCACCTAAGTATCTCCCCTCATTTGTGGCTTAACATAGTCAGCCTGTTAGTCGTCTATATTCACTTCGTATTCTAGTAGGGCTTTGTAGGCTCTTGGGTCTATTTGTGACTTATACTGTTCTGCTACCTGTTTGATGTAGGATTCTTTGAAGGTTTTATAAGCTTGGAAGGCTTGTTCAGGTGTAGAGTATCTTCCAATTTTCTTTTTCTTACCTTCAAACATACAAGATGCTGTGTATCTTAAAGATGATTTCTCAAAACATACACCTACTGGTAATTCTCCGCGATGTGCTTTACAACTTAGTATCAAAGTGTTTAACTTTGGCGGTAAGAATATACAAGTATTTTCACTATAAATTTTATTGCCTTTTATAAGCAAATCTTTATCTAAGTGCCAGCCATCTTCACCAAAACCAACCTGCTTGTGACACCACTCATAAAAGAAGGAATAGTGCTTGAAGTTATCTGATACTATACAACCTTTATACGTTGGGAAATCTTCAAGTCTCTTTTCAGAGAAACATCTTCTGAGCATATTTAACCATAAAACATATTCCAACCTCATTGTTTTAATATTTTCTCTTGCGGGGTATGTTCCGCAGTTTAAACCTACACCATACACTAAATCTGTCATATATGCCTCTCACAAAAGAGGTATTGTACTACTATTTTCTTTATATTTCAACTGTTATCTTATTATTAAAAGCCTCCCGAAGGAGGCTTCAATCTTCTTATTAAGTAGAAGAGTACAAACGAATAATCAATTGGGGTCGTTTGCAAACATGAATAATGTTGGCTTCCGATTCAAAACTGATACCATTACCCTTACTGTCATTATACTGGAACACATAAGCTTCCATACCTACGGTGTTTACCAAGTCCATTTTCAATGCTGGTGCAGCAAAAGAACTAAATACCTCTGTTAAGCCTGTAGGTAAAAGTCTTGCCTCCCCAGAAGGGATGTAGCGTGTACCGTCTGGTTTCAAACCACGATACTCAACAAAACGAACACCACCATGAATGAACTCACGAGTACCTTTTGGCAAACCACTCTCTAAACGGTTACGCAACGGCTCTTGTGTAGAGCTGTAGTATTGGTAAGCTGTTTGTACTTTAGGGTGCTTGATTAAGTTAGCAAAGAACTCAGGAGAGCAAATAGCTACGAAACCTGTGATGCTTTCTGTACCATCAAAACGGTTGTCAGTGATGTAAGCCACACCTTCTTCGATCTTACCGATAATATCAGTAGTAGAAGTACCAAACACAAAGTCAACTTCTTTACGGGTTACACCGAAATCTGTGTAGTAGTTAACGGATACCGTACCAGAGGGCGAATATACTGTACCATCTTCTAACAACTTAGCACGAGCTACTTCCATCAAGCCAGCGTGGGCGCGACGAATACGGGCAAGTTCACGCGCTACGGCATTAGCTACAGTGTCAGCTTGGTCATTACTACCGTAAGCAGTTTTACCTTGAATTTGTTCAGGGCTGATAAAACCGTCTAAAGGGTAGTGGGGGATTGGGTAAGAACGCAATTTACGAACTGCATCTTTAGTGTACACGTTACGTTGTCCGCGTACTTGGTCAACCATGACGGCTGTGTTTTCGATAATATCTTCAAAAGATACGGTGTTGGTTGTAACACCTTGCGTAGCACCGAAAATACCTAACTGGTTAATAATATTCCATGAATTTGGAATAGATAACAATTCAGTGGTACGGTCAATGACCTCAAAGTTGTTGGTATAGCTACGAACAATACTCATTTATAATTCTCCTTAATTAAGCTACAACAGGGAACGAACCAATCTGTGTACGGCAGATAATGCCAACAGATTCAAGCTCACTGTACATTTTTGTTTTTTCTGCTGTAGTGTTAACAGAAGCACCATAGGTCAGAGTCTCTTTACCAACAACAGCAGCACCACGAACTAACGCGATAATGCTTGTGTCAGTGGTTGCAGCAATAGTGGATGTACCGAAGCTGCCGTCATTGGCAGAAATGTAAATCGCACAGGCAACTGCTGTACCATCGGTAGCTGTTGCTTCAACTTGTTTGTATTTATAATCACCAACAACTTCAACTGTCCAGCTATCGCCAACCACGAAGTCAGTAGCACCGTCAGCTAATGTGAAAGCTAATTGGTTAGAATATGCTACTGCTACAGTACCATTACCAATTACAGCACCCGACGGATCTGATACAGTGAAGTTACCAGCATTAGTATCTGCTTCAATGATACGAATTGTGTATGTACCGCGTTTCGCTTTACCTGTGGAGGTTACAGTGCCAATTGCACCATTACCAGTATTTGTACCTGCTGTAGCTGTTACACTTGTTGCTACGAAGTATTTACCTAACACAGTACCAACAGGGTAAGATGTGGAGCTACCTTCGTATGCTGTTACTACATCGCGGCAAATGCCTACGCTTGCTTCTTGCTCATATTTAACAACAGCGTTAAAACGTGTTGCCTCAGTTGCGACTAAACTCATTTATTAATCTCCTTAGATTACTGTTTTGGAATGTATTTGGCTTTAAGGATTTCAGCTACTTTGTCAACAGGTTCTTCTGCTTGACTTCCACCGACACCTTTTTCTTTCAAAGCTTCGGCTTCTAAATCCGCACTGCTTTTAAAGGACTTAATAACAGTAGCGAATGAAACATCATCTAAAGGAGATAATGATTTAAACAATTCTGCTGCTTCTTCTTTTGGCTTTACAGCCTCTAATTGTGCTAAACGAGCTGCTTGTACGTTAGCTAATTTCTCAGCCTTCATTACTTCAACTTCATCTTTAGCTTTCTGAACGTCAGCTAATGCTAATGCTAATGCACTATCACTCGCTTCTTTTGCTTTTTGTAATTCAGCTAATTGGACTTGAACAACGCTCAATTCATCTTTAGCTTTTTGTACTTCCTTATCCACAGGAGTCTCCTTTTTACTTTGTTTTACTGGATTTCCAATCGTTTTGGATTTCTCAAGATAAGTTTCAAACTTAGCTTGTGTACTCCTAATGGACAGCAAGGAAGCCACATTCAAATCTTGAATAGTTTCTTTACCATCTTTCACAGATTTTAAAATCTCTACTGAGTTAATAAAATCTTGTTTCTCTTTCTCACACTCTGCTTTATAATCTTCCCAAGACATCTCACTCTTTTCTTGTTCAGACATATCATCTTCGTCTTTGAAGCCTAAGATTGCTGTTAGCACTTCGGCATCATAACTGTAGATATTGAAAAACTTCTCTAAGAAGTCATCAAAAGGTAGTGTCACCTTAACCATTGTAGCTTTTTCAATGTCAGCATCTAAAATGTCATCTACAGACTTCATCACTAAAGCTTCTGTATATCCCGATGCAGCCCCGCCCTGACTGCGATGCACCAATGCGACATGGTGTGTGTCTTTGTCAAATCGGTATTCATGCACTAGACGTTTAGCTTTCTTAATCTCATCACTCATTGTTTAATTCCTGATAAACGGCTGTAGCACCAATGCTGACACCTTGTATTTCATTATTCTTAACCATTGTCCACAAGAGTTCACTATCTGTATCACCTTCTGGAAAGTGCCAATATTGCAACCAACTTCCTTTCTTAACTTCAATCCCTGTATCGGTAGTGAAGCCAGCAGGGGTAATGAACGATTGTTCAATCTTAGCTTTCTCTGTATTGATACGATGAAACAAGTTAGCCTTATTACACAAGGTATTAAAACTGATACACGCCTTCTCAACACATTCTTCTGTGTTAGTATCACCGTGTTCATCAATCTCATTAGGTGCTAATACAACAAACATAGCCCTACGTTGTTCAACATCTACGGCTTTAGTTACTTCAACAGTTGGTTGTGTCTCTTTTAGTGAACTACCATCTAAACCAAATGTGCTAGTAAGTAGTACAGCTAATTTATCAGCTAACACCTCAACCACACTTTTCTTTACATTACTTTGTGGCATTATGCTGCATTCTCCATATTAAGGTCTGAGGTGTTATTGGCTGCTACTGTATTCTTACGAGTCCCTTCCCCACTTGGCGATTTAAACCCTTCACCGCTCTTAGAAGTAGCTGCACCTAATATAGTGTCAAGCTCCTCTTGTGTTGTGTTAGCATCAATGCGATATGGCAAATCTACCATCTCAGCAATAGCATTCACATTTTCAGGTGTTTTAGCAATCAA